TGTGAATGGATTAATAACAGCTCTGAGTATATTTCCGTTACAAACCCATGCATTTATCTGAACCTCATCGAGATCATCGACTTCTTCAGATAATTCCATGCCTATTTGTCGGGCATACTCAGCATCCATTATTCCCCAATACTCTAATACTTCATACTGGCCTGAACCGTAGTCATCATTTCTTTGATCATCTTTTAGCTGATGCTCATAGTCTTCTGGCTCATAGTTCGGCCCCATGCTTAAAGATTCTCGTATTGCATCCTTATTAAAGTAAGGCATACGAGACAAGCCTCTAAGCTGAGACTTATTCATTTTATGACGATGGAAAATATATTCACACTCTTCCATTGTAGTAGCATTGGGATCAGGAAAGAAATCCCACAAACTTACAAACTCAATGCGGGGAACACGTACATCAACAGGATTGTACTCCCTGCTGCCGTCTTCTGATTCTTCCCAGCGATTTAGTTTCTTGTTAAAGTTGAATGGGCCTTTTAAAATTCCTGTGCCAAATAAGGCAGCTTCGAACAAAGAGTTTCTTATTTCACTTGATCCATGAGACTCTTCTATCTGATCATGGATTAATTTTTCCATCCGTCTAGCTGCTTCTTGGGCGGGTTTAGTTTGAAACATTCCTTGGACAGGAGCAGGGCCAACATTTAAATTATCTTTAAGGATAGCATCTAAATCTTCTGTTGCTCCTTTTAAGTATGTACTACCTGCTGCTGCTACTTCTTTTTTCTCATCACGACCATCACCAGCATAACCCACATTGAGTGGATCAAGGGTCTTTTCTACTTCAGGGCTAGAAGTTTCTATCCCCGGTAACGGGTTGGATGTATCAAGATGCGCATACTCTGCGACACCTTCTGGTATATAAGTTTCGGAAATACCTATTGGAAACTTACCTGATCCAAAGATAACATCTACTAATTGACCATAAGCAGCAAGCACTTTAGTTTTAGTTACTTTAACAAAGACCCTAGATTTTTCTGAATCTCTAAATTTTAAATGTTTTGGATATATACCACGATAATTATGATAAGCAGTTATCCAACGCTTTTCATCAAAATCTCTAGCTTGCTGTGCTGCAATATATCGCTCTGTAACAAGACCGACAAACTGATTATGAAGCTGCTCTTCTAGGGTTAGAACCCGAGCATCTTCACCTTCTACCTTTTCAAAGTAGAGGTTATCGGCTCCCATTACTATGCTGTTGTCTGACATTTAACTTTCCTTTAGTACCCGAATTCTGAATCAATCGGAGTATAGGCTTGTTCCAATCTTAAATTTCGTAACCGTGCAATTGGGTCTTCAATACGTGGTCTAGACATTACTAAATATCTTAATGCATCATACGCATGATCAGAAGCATGTGTATCCACATCTTCTGGGTTTGTTTTATCCAGAGGAATACTTTGAAGTTCCCGTATCAGATTAGGGCAAGTATTAAATATTTGTAGTCGTGGCCTACCGCTTTGGCGCAACTTCAAGTATTCGTGGATTTGTATTTTTCCGGGTATTCGTGCTTTATCAGCTCTTCGTAGCTTATGGCCTATCTTTATCAAGGCTTCTCCTACAGTAGGGCCAGTAGCACCTGTCTTAGCCCATGCTGCTGTATCGAGTACTCCCGGTACAGCGAAAGGATCATCTAGTTCCATTTCAGCTATAAGATGTCCTAAGTCTTCTCCTGTCAGCCCTTTGCGGTATAACTCGCGGTATATTATCAATGTACCGTCTGAGGGGTCAACACAGCCCCATACACACGCGCTTTCAGAAGCATAACCATAGTCGATACCCTTGACTCTTTCCCAGCCTATGGGTATCTGAAACGGTGTTACGACATGTGCTTCACTATCGAACTCCGTGAATGCTGCGCCCTCTGCAATATCCCAATTGCCTTCTAGCAGTTGCTTCCGCTGAATATCTGGCAGAGCTTTCAGCATTTGTTCATACCTGCCATCACTAGCTAGATATGGATTATCATTTAAAGAAGCGGGTATAAATTTCCGGGTTAGACCGTCTTCTCCTTTAAATGTTTCATGGGGCGGGTTAGGATCAATGTATCGTTTCTTAACCCAATGCGCCCCTACGCCACCCGGGTTGGCAGTACACCTCATGTACGGTGTTATCTCCGGGTCAGTTGTTCTAAGTCGGGAAGCCAGATAGTTCCAACCAAACTCAGTGGGCAGATGCGTTATCTCATCAAACCCAATCCAACTGTATGCTTGTCCTTGGTAGCGGTACACATCAGCATCTCGCTCCAAGAATCCAAACTCTACTTTAGCCCCTGACGGGAAGTTCCAAAGTTTTTCTACTTCGCGGTACTTACAACCCGGGAAAGCTCTCGGGTATAGTTCCCTACTCTTGTCGATCAACTCCCGCAACTCTGGCATAGAACGTCTTAAAATTAATGCTCTATGTGCGGGACGATGCGCATAACGCAGCGGGTCAATCAACATAGCGTAGCTTTTACCGCCACCTGCTGCACCACCAAATAATACATCTGTTTCTGGCGCAGCTAGAAAATCTTCCTGTGGCCCTGCGTTTGGTTGAAAGATTACATTATCTTTAACTTCATCGCGCAGTGCTTTAGGTATTTTAGATAATACATCAGCATCTATAACTTTACTTGTATTATTCTTTTCTAACTTTGAAAGGGTTTCTTTTGAAGCTTTTAGCTTTTCTTTCTGCTGGTGTAGCTTAACCCTATCTTTTTCTATCTTCTGTTGCTTCTGTTTAACAGCTCTACGTGCTGCTATCTTAGCTTTGGTCTCAGAATGAAAGTGGTAGCCCCTGCCCTTAGACCCCGCAGGTCTTCCAGTTTTTTTGCGGGGCGTACCATCTTTTTTTAATACAAAATTACCTTCTTCGTCTTTGAGGTAATTGTCGGGGTTCTGTTCCCAATCATCCATTTTTCTTTATTATATGACCTAAACCTACGTGGCTCAGAGGTCTTCCAGTTTTGTGATATAAATAATCAGCTCCTTCGCGGAGACTAAAAGCTTTAGAGGTAACATAGTTCTTTACTTCTTCTAAAGCTGCTAGTTGTTCTTCAACTGGCACTAATTGGTTTGTTTCTTCGTCTAGGTTATAGCCAAACGGTATCGTGCTGCTTGTTCTACGCATCTTCCCTGATCATTCCTTTGGCGGGCAGTATGAATAAACCCCCCTGAATATTGTTATTTACTTCAAGCCTTTCCTGTTTACCCAGACCTGTACGATCTAATATAGTCTGAGCTGCTTGAAGTTTCATGTTAGCTTGAGGAATAGGAGCATCTGAGTTCATTACCTCTACTAACTTTATTGCTGCTGTAGGAGCTGACTGTGCAAGTATACCCGCAGCTAATTCTATTATCTCGTGCTTTAAAGATTTAACAACTTGATAATAACTGCTAGTACTATACCCAGCTAATTCGGCAGCCTTCTTTGGATCACCCCCTGTAGTAACTAAGTTATCTAGAAAGGTTTGTTGTTTCACTGTTAATTCTTTATTAGCCATACATAGTATTATAGGGGTGAATCACAACTTTGTCAAGAACTACTTGACAAAACTTCAAAACAGTACTATACTATAGCTATAAACCCCCCCGGGTCACACCTAGATATAACAGAGCAACAGCAGCAGCATGTTAAAGGTGAATCAAGTCTTCATTTCTTTATAGTCTTTAAAAGCCCGCCCAAAATCTAAAAGCTAAATACCCTCTAGGGAAGCTCCCGAATCCTGAAGTTAGTGCAGGGCAGAACTCTAGAAGCCCGCCCGAACTGCTTAACATCCTTAATGCTCCGAAATGTATGAGATTTAGTATATATATGGGGGGTACCCCTCTGGCCTCCTGCCCCCCCTCTAAAGTCTTGAGAGACTTTAGAGTAACTCTATAAATCTAAAAGATTTATAGAACTCTCCAAGCTACGCTTGAACCTCTCCAACCTCCCTAAAGCTAAAAGCTTTAAAGCTGCTGCTGCTACTACCTCCGATCTACCTCCAAAGCTACGCTTTGAGACTACCTAGTTTACAAATAATTTAAGAATTATTTGAATTGTTAAAGTAAACTTTAAACTCTACAGATTCCAAAGGAATCAGTAACTTACAGAGT